ATGAGGGAAAAAACACCAACCGCAAACATTGTATCATAAGGTTCTCCAAACTCGAAGCCCTAAATTATTATTTTCTATTTGTATCTTAGGTTTAATTTCCCATTTTTTATCTGATGCTACACGTGTTAACTGCTTTACAGCTTCTTCTGTGTTGATGCACGGTATAAAAACAGACGCTCCTACCACCATTTTATCCCAATTAACTATGATATGTACGCCGTCAGGGTTTAAATCTTGTGTGTTAAGTATGTTCTTCGTCATTCTCATCCGCTTTTATATCAAATTTCATCACAATTACATTTGACGGTGGTAGCTGTAAGTTAGTACCTTTAGTTAAACGTACCTTTTTATATTTACCCTCGCAATGTTCCATTATCTCACCAACTAAATGTGAATAGTTAATTTGTAATTCTCCACACCACTGTCTAAGAGGTTTTGGTTTTAGATAGAATAGCTTTGTGTCTGTCTCGTAACGCGCTACCAACTTACCACGTGCTATTTGCTCTGGAATTACTAACTGATCAAGTCCGTTACCTTGTTGCGCTCGATTATCCATAGTACTTTTTATCTGTAATATGTAACTAATGTGTTCGGCAAAGAAATCGTTCATGGTTTCAAATACACTACCGTGCATATCTACGGACGATTTTTTGTTTTGTACTAACAAATCATCTATAGACCAATCAAGTACTTTTCTCACGTCATAATCATGCAACCCTGCTCTTTTAGAAAGAATTAATCCTGTTATAGTTGCGGCTATTGTAGCGGACCAAAATCTATTTTCGGCAGTTAATTCCCCACGCGTGTCAACTCGTTTATGTACATCATCAAGTAATTTACGACAGGCATCTAGATTTTTCATGACATATTGTACAAAGGCTGGTCCTGCATGTCCGTAGTTCCCCTTTATCCCTGCTTCAAATGCGTCAGTGGTTTCTTTGTCTTTAAATTCATCAAAGATACGTTCAACTCGGCATTCTAAAACTCTTTGTGCCTCCGCTTTCGGCATAGCTTTAGCCATACTTATACGTTCTACTATACTCGTATTTGATGTGATGGAGCATAATAAACTCCACCTGTTGCCAGTACGTTTCCTTTCTACATTAGAACTTGAGGACATACGGCCCTTTTGTTGTCCACTTGTATTTTGATACACGAGCTCAGATAAGTGATAAGGACTCATATTTGTTACCTCATCAATAGCTACAGGTAAACTATGATACACCTCAGAACGATTCATTCTAAAGTTCTGTGTGTCGTCAACCCCTAATATTAATGACTCGGGATCTCCCCATATACCTACCTGCGCCCATTGAAGCGCACTTTTACCAGTACCAGATTCTTTATGGTAAAACGATACAGTACCACAATTTATATTCATAAGCTCCATCAGTGCCGTACCAAACCCCATACCGAGTGCAAACTGTTGTACTACAAATTTACCCCCATTCCAAAAATTTATAGTTTCTCGCCATTTCTCCATAGTTCCTTTAGGTTCAAAAGAGGGGAACATGCCTACCGTTGCGTTTGAGGGGGGATTAAATTCAATAGCGTCAGCAGTGATTTTTTGGTTGCCTAATATAAAAGCCTCCAGTTTATCATTGGTCCATCCAAAGTTTCTATAAGCTTCGGCAGCTTTTTGCACTGTTTGTAGTTCGTTAACCCAGTGTGTTGTATATGTCATAAGTTTATCCATTTTTGTTACTGCTACACCTTCCACCGATAACGCTTTACGAAATTCTTCTTTTGACGTAATCGCGCTCACGGGGATGGTAAATTCTCGCACTCCGTCCATCGGTAAATGCAACCTCATTACAGCAGCCTCTCCTAATTCTGCGTCTCTAACTCTTTTGACAACATATAAATCGTTTTGATATATGCACTCTTCTTCGAGTTCTCCATCGTCATTACGAGTTTTAATATACACACCACCATTAGCCCCTCTTACGTACGGGCTAGGATATTTAGGTATAGTGTATTTACTTAGTGGTGTATTCGGTAAAGTAAGTGCGGCGGCTTCAACTATTTCTTCCTCAACATAGTTGCCTTCTACATCTATTTCAGCTTCTCTTAACTTCCTACCAAGAGTTATAGGAGATTTAATCTTACCCCAATTAGGGCATTGTGTACATACATCAGGTCTAAACTCATCAAACTTAACGCATGTATATGGGCCTTTGATCAAGTCAGTTTTTTGTGCCGCATCACGTAATATATAGTCAGGATGTTTGTGAGATATCTTGTGTATTGCTTTTTCACTATCACTGCAAAATTTTGCTATAGATAGCCCTGCTCTCCACATAGGTTCACTCATAGTGTCTTGGTTGTTTATTATGTATCCAAGTTGGGCACATCCAGATCCGCTACGAGTTTTAATAAGAATATCTTTAAATATACTTTCCTGATTGCCCATAAGGTTTTGCATAGTGTTGCTTAGTTCTTGTGGTGTGTACCTTGTAGTAACTGGTATCCCTACAATATTACTACCAAGCCGATTTGAAAAAGAGTCAAACTCTATAGGAGTAAAGTTTTCATCTACCCCAAAGAGTTGTACTTGTGTAGGGGGGTCTGTCTTATAGTTGTGTGTGTTAGGTATTCTAAGTATACGCGCCCCATCAGCCGTCACCGCAGGGTCGGCAGGGAAATTGCTCTCAGCACACAACCGCTTTAATCGTTCCGCTACAGGCAACCAAACATCATAACATATAGATTCTTTTAAAAACCAATACGCATGAACACCACGCCCCGAATCAATCATGGTAGGTCTTGGAAGTTTGTGCGTCATACAGAAACGTTTTAACGCCTTGATTGCTGCTGACTTATCAACGAAATCTTTGGTAGGACCACAATCAAGATCTAAAAAGAATGACTGTAAACTTTTTATGTTATCTACTTTACGAGATCCAGCTTCTTTAAACGTAGCTAATCCATAGTAAACATTGTATCCATCTTTATCAAGTTTAGAAGCAGAGGATATAACGTCAGTAAAGTTCTCGTAAAACTTTTGTGTTATCTTACTATCAGGTTTTATACCCACGACGCAATAGTGTCCCTCACTACTTAACGCCCTATTTAAAAATTTATGTTCCATTTCTTTCTTTCTCGTTAATTAAATCACCACGGCGACGCATTCCTATACAGCGCCGTGGTGTAACCTCAAATTATTTAATAACGAGTAGTGCTAGTCATCCCAGTCATCAATGATTGACGCTATGTCTTCACTTGCTTTCGGGGGAGGAGTCGTTTTCTTGACAACTTTTTTAGGCTCCTCAACAACCTCATCTACAACCTCATCAGTTTCAACTACTGCAAACGGGTTATCTTCTTTTGAGTTATACCCTTCTTCCGAACCGAAAGGTGATGCTTGTTTACGTTCTGCAAGTTTTAAAACCTGCACCGCTTGTAGTCTAAGAGAACAACCTGCACCCATAGAACCACTATAAGGAATGCCTTTTACTGCAACATTTATAATGCTGTTGGAAGTAAGCTGAAATTCATCAGGTAGTTTATTGGTCTTGGCATCATACTGCGCAGGTTTGTTAGTCTTGTCACCATTGTATGCGCCTTTTAAATTAGCCTTATGTGTAAACATCCCATCCTCTGTTTTCTTAAATGGGTTTTTTATCTCAGGCCAACCCTTTTTCTTTTCTTTGTTATAAGTTGTTTTCATATACGTCCACAACTCTTTTGCGTTTGCCGCATCCATAATAAATGATAAGGAGTATTCCGCTCCATCATCTAGTGGTCCACATGAAACAGAACGTTGTTCCGTGCTGTCATACCTGTATGTTTTATCTATTCTAGGATACAAGGCGGTGGTTTGCTTAATTAGGTATTGCTCAGACATTTAAGTCTCCTTCGTTTGCATTTGCGGAGTCATAGACAAAGCCCTCTACTTCCGCAAAGATTGTGCCCTTAATGGGCGTTGATAGTGATATGGCTTTTAAAGTATCAGAATCATCTTTCATTTCAACTACTTTTTTCAATTCTCCTTCTTCAAGGGGGCGTACTGCCTTAAAAAATAGTTTCGGCATTGCACTTTTTTTATCAAAAGTGAATTTAGTCATCACAGATATAGCAATTCTACTGTGAGAATTTAAGTATTGTGCGTAAGCTTGCATAGGCATCTTACCTTCTGTTGTTCTACCAAACAACGACGTAGCAGGTAATTGTATTTGATAAACTTCATCTAAGTTTCCTTCTAATACCACTGCAATACGTTGCGCGAATCGGCACGCACGCCCTTGCCCTTGCCCTGAACCTTTAATATTTTGTTGGCAATCTATACAACGAGTAGCTTGTCGATTTTCTTGCCGTACTTCTGGGGCAGGAGTAGTAGTATCCGCAGACCAACATTTAGGCGACGTAGGGGCTTGTGGGTCGTATGTACCTGAGTAGTATGTACGAGATAGTGGTGCAGCGTTTATAATAACTGCATTGAAGGTACCTTTTTTATTTGTGCCTACTTTCTCACCATCTATAAATTTATGAAACTCCCCACCACTTAAACTTATGCGGCGATTAATTCCTTTGTTTTCAAAAATCATCATCTAGATCAACAAATTCAACATCGTGTGTGCTGTCTTTGATGGCTACGTTTTTTTCCGTTAACAATGCGGCAGTTACACTATCCATACAAAATCTATAGGTCGTACCTACTCTTATATAGGTATCACTTGGTATAGCTCCCTTTTTAACCCATAAACGGATAGTGGGCACGGAAACAGAGAAACGTTCCGCTAGGTCTTCAACAGGTACGTAATGTTTAGCCATTATTTTTTCCTTACTGATATTATATATTCTGAATTTACGTTTAGCCCTTGAGGCGCGAGATCGGGGTTTTCTTCTAAGAAAGCTTTCACGTTCGTTTGATTTAGACGTTTTTCCATGAACTCAGGTACTTCGTGTTCAAGTATGAATTTGTGCATGGATTCCCAGTCACTAGTCCAATAACGTTGTTTGACTGAACGATAGAATAATCCTTCAGATGTTTTTACACTGTCGATACCCTGCTCTTTACAGTATTCAAGTAGTGCGTGTTTGATCTTATCTAATTGCTCAGTAAGATCTCCATGTTGTTTGTTATAATCAGACGCAAGTTTAACCCGTTCATCACGGATTTTTATATATACGCGCGTTAGTTTTTTGGCGAGCCCTTCATTTTCACTCATTATGTTCTCCTGTAGTTTGCACCAACAAAGCTGTTGGGATGTTACTTATAGTATAGTTTTTTTGATTAGTCAACTATTTCTTTATAAAGGTCTATCATCTGTGTGTGTACGTCTATTCTGTTGTCTAACAACGAGTAAACACGCTTTTCTACAGGGGAACCTTGTAGTTGTACAATAGTGCATTTATGATCTTGTCCTGACCTATGGACACGAGCGTTAGCTTGAGCGTAAATCTCTAGGGAACTCGTCGGTCCCCACCATACAACTGTGTTAGCGGCAGTTAATGTGACGCCGTGTGCAGCAGCTTGCGGTTGAATAACAAGTACTCGTGGGTCTGATGTAGTTTGGAATCGTTTAAATATATCTGTGCGTTTTGGTGCGGGGACATCCCCCCTAATAACTTCAGTAGTAATTTTATCTGCCCGTAATTTATCTGTTAAGATATCAATCGTGTGTTTGAATGGTACGAACACAAGTACTTTCTTTGAGCTTTCATCAATAACTTCACGTAAAACTTTGTATCTGTTTGATATATCAAACGCTAAACTTTCACCATCGTCTGTATATACTGCTCCAGAAGATATTTGTAAGAGTTTACTCATTTTAA